CTTTTCTAGGCTAGATGGCCGGGTCAGCATGATCGCCCGCATTCTGTGGTCTGTATTCATGATGACGTTATTTCACCCCAGTTGCCACTCCACTTTGTCCAAATGCATTCGAGAGAATTTCATGCAATTTGCGAAAACCGCAGCAGGTGTCAAGTACTGTACGGGCTGGGCCCGGTGGTCTGGGTCTATGGAAACGACCTGGGCTAACACGCTGCTGACTTCATTTTTCGCATTTATTGCTCTTCTGTCTCGCGGCTATACGCCCGAGGAGGCCATTACGATGTTTAATGCGACCGGAGATGATCTCATTTGCGCCAATTTGACGGAGAAGGCTGCTCTCAGTGCAGCCAAGAAGTTGAATTTGGTTGTCGAGTATGAATGGGTGCCCTTTGGCGAGATTGGTGTCAATTATTTGAATCAGTTCTTCGGCCCGGGCGTCTGGTACGGCGACAACAACTCCATTAGCAAGGTAGATCGTGCTCTGCGTAAGTTCCACTTAGCACCACGCCTAACCAAGGTGACACCGCTACAGTACGCGGTAGTCAAGGCCGGAAATTATCTACTGAGCAATAAGGAGACACCGATTCTCAGCGAGTTTTGTAAGACCATTGTGCAATTTGGGGACCCGAATCTCCAGAATGTGACTACGGGCAATTTCTTTGCAGAGAATTTTAGTAGTGAGGTTCAATGGCCCAATTTCCGGGCCGAGTGGCAGTATGAATATATCGACAAGTGGTTGCCGGGGTTTGACTACTCCGCGTTCAACACTTGGCGATCGCAAGCGACAGCTCAAAACGTGTTGCTCGTCCCGCTGTGCATTGAGTCCAAGTACAAAGGCATCGCTAAGGCGTGGGTCAACGGCGACTCCACGGTGCCTGAAGTGCTGGCCAACGAGCCGATCGAATATAAACAAAACGACTACTATGACGACATTGAACAGCGTGTGCGAATGCAAACAATCGCTGACAATCTTTGTAGACTTGACTTGTCGATCCGGGACAGTTCCAAGGAAACCGTTAGTAGTCTTGACTCGTTGTTGCGCTCAGTTTCGGATGGACACATGGTGCCATACGATTTCGCAACAGGCGTTGCTAGAGTGGGTGATGTTTGGACCGCCAGAGATCTTCCGCTCAACACGCGCGCCTACGTCGAAGCTTCTACCGAGGTCCCACTCGAGTGTGAAAATGAGGTTCCCTGCAAAACTTGTAAGGCGTGCTTGCACGCAGCGCAGGTTTTCGCGGTGGCAGCCCAGCAAGACGGAAACGAGCAGGTGCGGAACGGTGATGAAATTTCGGTGGACCCGGTGGTCACCCGCGCCAAATTCTTTTATAAGGAGGCATTGGGCAACGGCATAGTGTTGCCGCCAATGCCATAAGTACGTAGCAACAAACCGCTGCTCTAAGCAGCCCAGCGGTATATAAATAGGTAGCTGTCAGGTGTTCAGGCGCGCTTCACCAGCCAAACTTGTTCCGCGCAGACGTGCGCATCGAAAAGTTTGAATAGCCATTACTTTATGTCCATTGCCAATGCAGTCGCAATCACAACCCAAGCACAAGAAACCAAAGCCCAAAAGCCCGCATGCGAAGTCTATCGGCGCCAAGGCGAAAGCCCCTACGTCGAAGGCCCTAGCCGCCGGGAAAAGGTGGTCGGTGGGTGCTTCCTGGGACGGATTTGGCGTTAAGGCCGGTCTTGATATCAATTCGAGAAGTGTCGAGAGTAACCCGAACTTCCAGTCGAAGAATTCAGGACCCATCTTTTCGCACTCCGAGGTTGTGGCGACGCTCACGTCGCCCTCTGCGACGCACCAGTCCATCAGCGTAGCGCATACGTTTCAACCCGGATCATCTGACAATTTCCCCTGGCTCAGCAACGTCGCCAAGGGGTTCCAGCAGTACCGTGTGTTGTCGGCGCGCTATCGCTACATCCCGTTTACCTCAGTGTTTGGAGCTGCGGGAGCTCAGGGCCGTGTCTCGCTGTTTTTCGATTACCAAGTTACGTCGCCCGTTGACGCGAACATCGATGACATGCTCAACAAGGCCCCTTCACTGAACACGCAGTCGGCAGACGCGTGTGTGTTGCAGCTCAACCCCAAGTTCATGGTCGACAACAACCGACGCACACGATTTCTGAGAACTGATGACCAGGTCACTACGACCAACCTTGGGGAGTATGACGGAGGAAAACTCATTGTTGCGCTGGATGAATTCGCCGCCCCGGCTTCATTCGGCAAGATCATGTGTGAGTACACCGTCGAATTCCTCATTCCGGCATCACAAAAGGTCACTGGCATCTCGCCCAACGCTTTTATTGACGCATACAAGACTACGTACGCATTCGCGGATGCGAGTGGCACGATGTCGCGTCTGAATCGCAGTTGGGAGCCGGACGGGCCGAATGCCGGGAACGTGCACCTCGACGACGACGGCACTGGTGTGCAGTCGTTTCGGTTTGAATCGGGTACGTATCTGATGATCTTGCAGGTCAAAACGCCGTTGGGCGTGGCCAATGCTCTCTATGGTTATCGGAACTACTTCGAGTTCACTGGAACCGGTAACGCCTATGATTCGGCGGACCTCCTGGCGATCGGGGGCAGTGCTACGAAAAGCGTTCTGGTTGCAGAGACCAACAACGTGCTTTCAGTGCTGCCCACCCACGCAACAGTGATGGTGCCGCTGTTCGGGCTTTACTATTCGGGTGCCTTGGCCAGCAATGCGCTGGACGTTCGAATTGTTTTCCTCGCGTCAGCGTGATAGGAAAACGGGCGGTTTTCTCGTCGCCTTACCAAATAAAACCGATACACGTGGCGGTGGGCCACTTAACCACCCCCTCCTCATGAGGGACAAACAGTAACCCGCGGGTGTATTAGTAACTTATAGTGAACAACATCCAACGGCCCTTAGAAATTTTGGGAAAGAAACAGCGTGTTAGTTGCTGAAACTGACTAAATCTCGTTGTGTAATTCAGAGAGGTGGCTGTGAAAATTAGCCAAATGAACAATAGTGAGTTCTCATCTACCACACAGATGTCTTTAGTGGGTGCGAGTCCCCCCCG